AACGGTTCAGTTGGCAAAGGAAATGGGACTAATAGTTGCTTGTTCGCAAGTGGCAAACAAGCCCTAAAAGCGCTGCTAAACGCGGAAAAATCTGGATTGGGCGCTGTGTCAATGTGTGGGGGTGCAGCATGAGCCATCCCTCACCAGCAGAGCTAGAACGCACGGCCGAATTTCTCATGCAACAGTCACGGTCATTGTCAGTGCAGAATAAGCATGGGCAAGCGGGGCAGAAACTACGCGAGGCAACGCGCCTAAGGGTACAGGCAGCTGATTTAAAGGCTAAGGGCTATCCATTTGCGCCAGCGTATGGAAAGCGGGCCACAAGCCATGAGGCGGCGGCAAAATTGGCAAAAAAGGTCGGCAAGTATCATTTGATGGTGCTGGACGATCTGAAACACCGTGATTTGACCAATAGCGAGATAATAGCGCGCCACCCTGATGTGAACCCGCGCACCATTCAGCCGCGCACTGGTGAGCTTATGATTATGGGCCGTGTTTTCGATACAGGTCGCAAACGTAAAAACCAATTTGGGAATAGTGAGATTGTCTGGTCACTAACCGATCCGAAAGCACAAAGGAAAATAGCATGATGAGTGATGAACAACGCGTCGAAAGTATGGGCGAAACTACACGTGACAAATTAAGGCAATTGATAGCGCGTATTGAGCGCTTAGAGGCTGAGAAAGCAGAATTGGCGGCTGATATTCGCGAGGTTTACGCAGAGGTTAAAGTTTTTGGGTTTGACGCCAAAATAGTACGAAAAACAATTGCTGCCCGCAAAATAGAAGCCCATGAGCGCGAAGAGCAAGAAGCTTTGCTCGATATGTATATGAATGCCGTGCAGGGCGAACTTGACCTCTGATGGGCGCTAAACGACAAAGCCCTGAATTTATTCTAACACGAGATGTGGCGTGTTGGCTCGACCTTGCTTTGCGCGGTACAGGTGTTGCTTGGACACATTTCCCTGCTGGTGAAAAGCGCACTGTCGCAACAGGTGCCAAGCTTAAGAAAATGGGGCTTAAACCTGGTTGGCCTGATTTCATTTTTCTAATCCCATTTAATACACGGCACAGCATCAAAGCCACATTTGTAGGCATAGAGATGAAAGCAGGTAAAGGCGGGCAGGGGGCAACACAGAAAGACGTACAGGCGCAAATAGAGGCGGCTGGCGGCTATTATTATCTAGCGCGCTCGATAGCCGAGGTTGGCGGGCTTTTGATTGGCCATGGGGTGAAAATAATGGCGAGGGCGGTGTAAGTGTGGCTGGTGGTTCCAAATACAACGTCCTGTCAATCTGTGCGCTCATTTTGAACAGGAAAGCGAGGAAGTATGACAGCTAAACCTAAGCGCAGAGACATGCTTCCCTTTTGGACTGACGCCTATCTCGCAGACACAAACATGCTTACGTGCAAGCAGCACGGGGCTTATATGTTGTTAATTATTACCTGCTGGAGAACCACTGATTGTAGGCTTCCCAATGACGATAGAAAGCTTGCACGGTGCGCTCAATTATCACTTAAAGAATGGAACCAATTAAAGGGAGATGTGCTTCCCTATTGGTCTAAAACTGCTTGCGGAAATTGGATCACGCAGAAGAAATTAACCGAGTTATTCACCAAAGATAAGGACTATAAATCCAAGAAATCAGACGCGGGTAAAACAGCAGGAACTCCCGAAAGGAAACCCTCAAGTCGAGTTGATGATTTCCCGCAGGGGGAAACTGCGCCGCCGCAAGTCATTGAAAACATTGAATATGAGGTTAACACTGCTGTAGCTGTAGCTGTAGCTGTTGAAAGAGACTACACCGCACTAGGCGCGCGCGAGCTTTTGGACTTGTGCATTGAGGCGGCTAGGCCGTGCCTGAAAGAGACCTCAATCCCTATGCTTCCTTGGAGGCCAATTGAAAGATGGATGACAGGTGAGAACGCCGTAATTTTCGAGGACGTTCTTGCTGGCATACAATCTGTGGTGGCTCGCAGTAAAAAACTAAAACAGATCACAACATGGAAATATTTTGAAGGCTCAGTCTTTGACGAAAGAGACAGCCGTCTAATCCCAAACCCAAAACCAAACTTAGGAGCAACAAATGGAAAACGTAGTAGCAATTCCGCAAGCAAAAAAAACTCTGACATTGGCGAACGCAGACGAGCTGTCAGTCTCTCAGTTCTTGAGGAACGTAAGATTAACAGGATGGCCACAGAAATTTGAGGCTATCACTGACAAAGAGGCAGCGCTCAAGATAAAGCCAAAGTTGAAGCAGTTTGTTGGTTTCATGAATGCCGAATTGAGGTCAGCGGGTGATGAGTTTGTTATGGGGGCGATCGAAGCACTCACCGCTCGTTACTATCAAGTTGAAACGCCTGATGGTGTTCAATATTTGCTTACCCGAGAATGGCTAGAAGACATGGAAGAATTTCCCGCAAACCTAATCACTAAAGCTTGTCGAAATTGGCGAAAGTCCGACAAAGGCTATGCACCAAAAAGCGCTGGTCAACTGATGGCAAGCGTCATGCAAGAATTTGTGGACATGCAGACGGATTGCAAAAAAGCCAAAGATATTTTGCGCTTAGTGGAGGCGGCGTAATGTCAAAGATTTGGGAAATATGGACAGATGAAGAAAATGTTTGGTTAACTGAGAATTACAGGACTGTCAGCAAAGCCGATATGGAAAACCGCCTTGGCAGAAAATATGAAACGATTGCGCGGAGGGCTAGTAAAATGGGTCTAACAAAAATACGCAAAAGCCGTGCCGATTTGTGGACTGATGAAGAAACCGAAAAGTTAATAGAGTTATGGGCTGATAACAGCGCAGCGTCCGTTGGACGCGCATTGGGTAAAAGCAAAAACGGAATCATTGGTAAGGCATACCGTTTGGGGTTACCTCCAAAGAGGCCAAGACCGCGATTTAACAAAATCGATCAATTGAGGGTTTTAGCGGAAAGCGGCAAAACAATAATGCAATGTTCATCAGCTCTAAAAACAGCCCCCAAAACAATTAAGCACCACGCAGGTCTTAATGGGATTAAATTCAAAAAGGCAGACAAAAAAACAATCGTAACCACACGCTCGCCAATAACTGGCGCAATCGTAAAGAGGGCGTTTAACAAACCTCCAACTATTCCAAAGAACCAAGGGGTTTACGTCAAGCAAAACGGCGATGGTGGTTATCTCCATATGAGCCAAGAGAAAATAGTTATGGATAAAACCTATGCCGCGCGGCTGACATTAAGCCAGGCGAAAGCGGCGATTGCTAAATCAAAATTTGATAATTTGCATATTCATAGGGAGGTGAGGGTATGACTGATAAAATGTTTACTAAATTTGACCAGTGGATTGACCAGTTTGAAAAACAGAATGGGAAACCTGATGAGTGCCAACATTTATTGTTACAGCACGGGTATTACGCAGGCTACAAAGCCCGCGCAAATGAAAGCCCATGGGTGCCTATCGCTGATATACCTGATGAGTGGAAAGACGGGCGGTCGTTGTTAGGTGGAGACCTTGACGGGGCTATGTACGAATTAACAATTGCGAGCGTCGATGAAGAAGACGGTCAAATTTATTGGTCAAGCAATTGCGGCCAATACGTTTGCGAGAACCCTGACCCTGATTTTGTTAGAATAGCACCAACCGCACCAAAGGAATAAATAAATGAGCACACAGCCGCATAAAAAAGCAAAACGCCAATATGAGCATGGGTCGGCAGAAAGAACCGCAATTGAAGCGGTCACGCCAGAGCGCTACGAAAAGGGCTATTGGGTACATGGCAATGCGCGTAAAATGCTGGAAGGCTCCGAGGAGCGGGCAGTTGATAGCATTCACATGAGGCTAGCCGTGCCAGTCGCGGGTCTTTGGTCTTTGGTTAAACCTAACGCAAAACGCCAGAAGTCCTTGTTAGAGCCTATACACATTCAGGCGGCCAATGCTTATCATGCCGATCTATTGGTGCTTGAAGGTTCGTACAATCATGAAATGGGCGTGTTTGTGGATAGGAGTAGGGCAGAGCCAGCAATAAATTCGTTGTTAATTGACGCAGGCAATAAGATTGCGTGTATTCGCAGACGTATGAGCCCTAAAATGCTAAAGGTTTTAGAAACGGTGTTTCTTGAAAATCCCGATAAATCACTATCGGTCATATGGCCCAATATTCACCAAAGGCGGCTAGCGCAAAAACAATTGATTGACGCTATGCATTGGATTGCTAAGGAGTATAATTTATGTGCGAATTAGTTATTGACTAATATCACGAATGGGCCTACGGCTGGGTACAATTGGTTTTGCGCCTTGTTTTAGGGTAAAATCAAATAGACCTCATTCTCGCGAGTGGGGTTTATTTATAATTATCAAGTATGGACTGCACGGCGTCCCCCGCGCGCTCAAGAAGTTCAGTTACGTTATTTGGCATGGGGTCTATCCACTGAAACCCACACAATACACAATCATCGAACGCATATTTTATGCCAGCATCACTATCTAAATCATAATCATCGCCATCGGTGATTATCAGCGCTTGAAATTTAGGTTTTCGCGTATGGATGAGGTACTCTCGTCCATCATCACCCTCGCCATTGACCCATTCGGCATGAACAACTTGTGGTGCCACTTCGCCAATAAGATTGAGTAGAGCCTGCCCGAGGCGCGGACTAACATTTCCGTTATTGGCAATGCGCTGCACCGTGCGCCTATTGACATTGAGCGCTTTTGACACAGCGCCGACCCAGTTATGGGCGGAGCCGTGCCAAGCGATGGCGTTTGACGTGAACTCGTGGGGTGTCATTCCTACCATTTGATAGCTTTCGTTTTAATCGTTTCCTCAGTTTTTCCATCAAAGTCGCCATCATCATCAAAAGTAACAACCGCTTTGATTAGGTGAACGGTGTTTTTTGTTTGGTTTTTAAAGCCATCGCCCGCTAGAAGCGCTTTGTTAATCATATCAAATGTTTCTTCGGCCTCAGCTTTACTCATTTGATATGGCTCATGGTTGTCTTTTTCGAACCCTTGACCCGTCCACACATCATTGTTGGAATGTGTGTTGTCGTAACCGATAGCGATTGTGTAATATGTTTCTGTTTTAGTCATTTTTCGGTCTCCTTTTTCCGATTAGAGCGGCTTGTGCCAGCTCTTGTATTATACATATGTCGCACTGCGACATAAGTCAAGTATAAATATTGATTTTTTTTGAATAAAACATCAATAACATTTCGAAGGACATGGCGGCTAGGGTTGGCCTAATGCCCACTGAACATTGGCCGTGATACAGCGGCGATGTCATTGACCGCGATTACTGTTCATTTCTTAACTGCAAATGAAAACACGCCACTTGGCGTATCTATGAAAGCGGCTGCATAAGCTGATTTCGGGGAGGCCGAATGCCTAGCAACAGAAGTTTCGTCAAATATTCATGACTTATGCGCGTAAACGGCCATCATATCACAAATGGTATGGGACTGCGCGCTGGAAGCGTAGACGCGCGGCGTTACTTAGTTACGAGCCGCTATGCCGTATGTGTGCTAGTGAGGGAAGAACAACATCTGCTACCATAGCTGACCACGTAATACCGCATAAGGGCAATGAAGCATTGTTCTGGGATGGAAAGTTACAGCCATTGTGCAAGACACACCATGACAGCACTAAGAAGGCTCAGGACAGCGGCAAGGGAATGGGATACGATAGTGAGGGCAAACCTCTTGACCCTAATCACCCTTGGAATAAGGCATAACAACATGAATAGATTACAATCTGAGTTACACTTGCAATGGAAACCGTGGGTTAAATATCTGATGAAACGCCCTAATTTACTTGCAGTATGCTAACACCTATCGGTTGGCATTACACAGTTATATGTAAGCAAGGGAGGGGGTAGTCTAAAGTCTAAAGGCCTTTCGCGCTCTACCCATGCCCCCCCTTTATTTGCAATAAATCCTGATTTGAAAAGGGGTGTCCCCGTGAAGATACGACAGCCGAGATATAAACAGATATTCGAAACACATGATGATGGCGAAAAAAAGGCCGAGATTGCTAGTGTGTGTTGGGTGGAAGTTATCGAACATCTGAAAGAAAACGGGTTGCTTTCGAGAACTCGCTTGGGGCTCGCAGATAGATATTGCCGAGCCAAAGCTGAATACGAAACTTTGTATGCACGTGGCATGAAAGAGGGGCCAACGTCAAAAGGTGCGTCTGGTGGTGAATACGCAAATCAAAAATGGCACGCGGTCGGAAAGTTAAATGCTGATCTGATGAAGCTTGAGGAATCGCTTTTAATTTCACCTAAAGCCGCTGGCGGTAAGATTGATGACAAGAAAAAGGAAACGCCAAAAACAGCAGCCGATGAGTTCCTTGACTGACCAAACTACGCAGTATGCGCAGGATGTGGTCGACGGTAAAATAGTTGCAGGTCTCTATGTGCGCTTGGCGGCGCAGCAGCATCTAAAAGATTTGAAAGACGGCCATAAGCGCGGACTGACATGGGATGTCGAAGCCGCAGAAAAAGCCATCAGGTTTTTCCCAGCTGTCCTGACAATTACCGAGGGGGAAAAAGAGGGCGAGCCATTCACCTGCCTGCCATGGCATGTATTCACTGTCGGCTCAATATTCGGCTGGAAGAACCAACTAGGCTGGCGGCGCTTTCGATTTGCTTGGCTTGAAACTGGCAAGGGTCAAGCCAAGTCACCATTGATGGCGGCAATCGGCATGCTGATTATGGCATTCGAGGGTGTACCCCGCGCCGAAGTCTATTGCATTGGCGAGAAAAAAGACACGGCCCGTGTCGTGTTTCGTGATGCGGTGGCAATGTCCAAGGCACCCATCCCCGGCAAGGGTGGTGACACACTAGAAAATACAGGGCGGCTGGTCATTCGCGGCACTGGTGATAATGCCTACAAACTAGAGCACATTAAAAGCGGCTCATACCTGCTGCCGATTGCCAACACGGATTCTGTAAACGGACCTAAACCGAGCGCAGTGCTCGGTGATGAAATCCACGAGATGAAGAAAAACACCGCCATCGAAACATGGCGGGCTGCAGTGGTGAAAAAGGCTGGTAACTCAGTTATAATTCTGGGCACAAATACACCGTCTGTTGATCAGCATGTTGGCACGTTCTACAGTGATATGTGTCAGAGAATACTACGCGGTGAAAATAAAGACGACACCGTTTTTGCATATATTGCCAGAATTGATAAAGGCGATAACCCGTTTGAAGATGAAGCCTGCTGGATAAAATCTTTACCTGCTTTAAACATCACGTTTCCGATGGAGCGTATTCGGGACTTGGTGCAGTCAGCGAAACTGTCGCCATCAACGATGTTGGCCACGAAGCGACTTTACTTTGGCATTCCTGTCGGAACAGCGGAGTTCTGGATCGATGAAGACTGCTGGGATAAAGCCCAGGGCGTTGTTGATGAAGATAAATTAAAGGGGCGTGAGTGCCACTTGTCTCTCGATCTATCGCGTAAGAATGATTTATCGGCGTTATCAGCCGATTGGAAACCAGAAAACACAAAGCAAAAGCACGAAGTAAAGACTTGGTATTGGACGCGTGATTACGACATAGAAAATCGTGCGAACGCCGACCAGATACCATACCGCGACCTTGAAGAAGAGGGAGCAATTACGATCACCAAGGGCAGGGTGATTGAATATTCATTTATTGCTAAGCAGGTGCAAGAACTGGATGCCGTTCAAAACGTGGTGCAGTTGGCAGTGGATAGCGCATTCATCACGGAGTTTATGGCAGCCTGCGATGATTTGAATTTTCCGGTCTGGCTCTATGAGGGACCAGACGAACCAGAGGGCGTTGGCCTGAAAATCGTAAGACACGCCCAGGGCAAGCGGGTGGTGTTTGAAGACAAAATGCTGTGCATGCCAAAGTCTATCGAGAGGACAGAAGATCACGTCCTAAACGGCAACATAATAATCGACATAAATCGTCTAACCACAATCTGTGCATCAAACACGATTGTTGACGCTGATGCTCAGGGAAATCGCATGTTTGACAAGAAAAAAAGCAAAGGGAGGATCGACGGCATGGTGACAATAGCAATGGCCGTTGGTGCTGCGACTGCTGATGTTGAAGTCAAAAGCAGTGTGTATGAGACACGCGGGATTAGAACGTTATGAGTTTATTGCAGCGGTTAAGCGCCGCCAAGCATGCGTTCAACAATCCGCAGGCTAAAATAACGACCAGCAAACACTTGGCTGACTATATCCAATACCACGATAGTGTTGGTTCACCTCTAGAGGTGTCGGCTGTATTACGATGTGTCGATCTGTTATCGTCATCATTGGCGATGTTACCTTTTCGGGTTGTGGGTTTGGAAAGCAGGGAAGAAGTCAAAACCCACCCTCTACATTTCAAACTAAAGTTTGAACCTAACAACTGGCAAACCTCATACGAGTTTCGCAAACTGATGGAGGTGCGGCGCATCATGCACGGCGATTCTTATGCTCTTGTTGTACGCGCAGGCTTGAGCGTGGTGGGCATGCAGCCTTTGGACAACGCCCGCGTTAAGGTAAAACAGAACAACGACTGGTCACTGTCCTATGAGATAAAACGCCCAAACAATGAATGGGTTCCAATACCTGCACAGGACATTTTGCACCTACGCGATATTTCTGTTGATGGCCTTGAGGGTTGTTCGCGCACCAAATTGGTCAGGTCTGCGATTGCAACTGCCAAAGCCGCAGAGAATGCCCAGCGAAACATATTTGAAAAGGGCACAATGGTCGGCGGTTTCGTAGAGCATCCTGGTGCACTTGGTGATGATGCGTATCTACGCCTTAAAAAGCAAATGGACGAGAGGTCTGGCCCTGAACATGCAGGGGAATGGTGGTTGTTAGAGGACGGTATGAAAGCCGCTCAGTTTGCTCTCACGGCGAGAGATGCACAAACAAACGAAACTAGAAACCAACAGATAGAAGATATTGCCCGTGCCTTTGGTGTTCCTCGCCCATTATTGATGATGGATGACACATCTTGGGGTTCAGGTATCGAGCAGCTAGCCACTTTGTTTGTCCGCTTTGGATTAGCACCGGGGATGGTCTGTTGGGAACAGGCCACCCGACGTGTACTTTTAACGCGGCAAGAAAAAACGAAACTTGACCTTGACATAGACGAGCGTGTTTTATTGCGCGGCTCTCTGAAAGACCAAGCGGAGTACTTCGCCAAAGCGAGTGGCGCAGGTGGTCATATGCCTTGGCTGGAAGCAAATGAAATTCGCCAAACAACAGGCTCAGCGCCACACAAAGACGGATACGGATTAAACCAAATGGGACAGGAGACAAGCAATGCCACGACCGAATAAAATCAAATTGGGTGTCAAGCATGATGTTCGCGCATTCACAGATGACAATGTAATCCAGCGTTGGCAAGCAGAAGCGCAAAATGGTGCTGTTAAAGCTGCTGATGCTGACAACACCATCACAATCTATGACCAAATCGGCGAAGATTGGTGGACGGGTGAAGGGGTCACGGTAAAGCGAGTTGACGCTGCACTACGGAGTATAGGTGAAAAGCCCGTAACTGTTGTTATTAATTCACCGGGTGGTGATATGATGGAGGGCGTTTCAATATATAATCGCCTTAGAGAACATAAGGGTGAGATAACAGTAAAAGTTGTTGGGTATGCGGCGTCCGCTGCTTCACTTATCGCGATGGCCGGTGACCGTATTGAAATTGGTGCGGCTTCGTTCTTAATGATACATAATGCATGGGTCATTGCAGGAGGTAATCGCCATGAAATGAGAGAGGTTGCTGACTGGCTAGAGCCGTTCGACGCCGCGCAGGTTGGTGTTTATGCGCAACGCACGGGAATTGACAAACATGAAATAGCCGCACTGATGGATGCGGAATCATGGATTTCTGGTGAGGATGCTGTTGAGCGGGGGTTTGCAGATGCATTATTGCCACCTGATGAAATTGGAGAGCGTGAAGCTAGTAGTAAAGCTTCTAATGCGGTGCGTGCCGTTGAAGCAAAGCTTACAAAATCTATGTCCCGCTCAGATGCGAGATCACTAATTAACGAAATCAAAGGCAAGCCCGGCGCTGCCCTAGAAGCTACGCATGACGCTGGCGAATACCCGATGTCAGAAATGGCATCACTATTGAAAACGCTTCGGGGCTAACCCGCACGTTTCATTCGGCAATTTTGCCACAATATGCTCCGTGATTGGGGCTTTTTTTATGGAGTAAGAGAATGAAAACTCTTCACAAAACCGCTGCGCTTGCGTCAATTTCTTTGACTACAATGGCAGCATCTAAACCTACCGCAGTTATGGGCCATGTTCGCGCTGATGCGAGCGACCCAAAGGCTCTGATGGCTGAACTTCAAACCGCTGTTAAAGCCATGCAGGATAAAAACGACCAAGCATTGACCGCCAAGGTAGATGACGTTGTTTTGACTGAGCATGTTGACCGCCTCAATACGGCTATTTCGGACATTCAGGCGAATATGGAAGCACAAGCAACTGCTATTGCCGCCGCTAAATTCGGGGCTGGTGGTCAAGGCGAACTTGCTGATGCTGAGTATAGTACAGCATTCGCGTCACATTTCAAAAAAGGCAAGGTTGAAGCTTCTTTGAATAAAGGTGCTGATGACGAGGGCGGCTATCTTGCACCTGTAGAATGGGATCGTACCATCACTGACAAGTTGGTCATTTTGTCTCCAATGCGCAGATTGGCGCGTGTCCAGACAATCGGCAGTGCTGGTTATAAAAAACTGTTCAATAAGGGCGGTACAGCATCGGGTTGGGCTGGTGAAGAAACTGCTCGCCCTGAAACAGCCACGGCTACATTTGGGCAAATGACCTATGGCACTGGCGAACTCTATGCCAATCCGTCTGCTACGCAGGGCATGCTTGATGACAGCGAAATCAACACTGAAACATGGCTGGCCGATGAAGTGCAAACAGAGTTTGCCTCAACTGAGGGCACAGCATTTTTCGGTGGTGATGGCACCAACAAGCCAACTGGTATCTTGACGTATGTCACAGGCGCAGCAAATGCTGCCGTTCACCCTTATGGAGCAATTACACAGGTCAATTCAGGTCATGCTTCAACCATCCCTGATGGCGATGCTATCATGAATCTGATTTATGATTTGCCAGCCGCATTCCAACAGAACGCTTCATTTTGTATGAACCGCACATCTGTTCTTGCAATTCGTAAATTGAAAGACGGGAATGGCAACTATCTGTGGCAGCCATCATTAGCTGCTGGCGAACCTGCAACATTAGCTGGTCGTCCTTTGGTTGAATCCGAGGACATGCCGAATATTGCAGCGAATGCCAATGCAATTTTGTATGGTGATTTCATGCAGGCATATATCGTGATTGACCGCACTGGCACACGTGTCCTGCGCGATCCATATAGCAACAAGCCTTATGTGATGTTCTACACCACGAAGCGTGTTGGTGGCGGCTTGCTCAATCCTCAGGCTATGCGCGCTCTTAAAATCGCAGCGTAAGTCTAGGCGAGATAAATCAGGCGGGGTTTCGGCTTCGCCTGCATAACTTTTTGGAGAATTATTATGACTAAAGTTTTTAACAAGACCTTTATTGGCTGCACAGGCGGTGATGTATACGCCACCACATTTGAGTCTGGTGATGATGTTCCCGATGATCTTCTGGATGCCGCAGAGGCAACTGAAAGCATCGAAACAGATGACAAGAAGGCTACGGCACTTCGTAAGGCCCGACAAGCCGAACTGTCTGGTGACGAAGACCCAGCTGCTGAAAAAAAGCCCGCAAAAGAAAAAGCACCTGCTAAAAAAGCAGCGGCAAAAAAATAGGTTGCTGAAGTGTACCAGCCCACGCTCATAGAGCCACCCGCAACTACGCCAGTTTCACTTGATGAAGCCAAGCAACATCTGCGGGTGGATCATGATGACCATGACGTGCTTATCACCTCGCAAATCGAAGCGGCTACGCAATATCTTGATGGATTTGTAGGCATTTTGCGGCGTGGGCTTGTCACACAGACATGGGCGCAAGAATACACTGGGTTTTCCACTTGTATGCGGCTCCCCTTAGCGCCAGTCAGCGCGATTGATGAAATAACCTATACGAATGCAGCAGGCGGTGCTGAAAGTCTTGCTCCTAGCGAATATGAGACGCTATCAGACGAAATGGGGCCTTATGTTAGCTTTAACAATATTCCATCAGCAGATAGTGGCCGTGTTAAAATCACGTTCGTTGCAGGATACGGCGCAGCCCAGAATGTACCAGCACCAATCAAGTCGGCGATATTATTACATGTTGGCTCATTATACGAAATGCGCGAACGCGAGATAGTGGGCGCGTCTTTGGTGGAATCCACAACTTACAAAACGCTATTGGCTCCATACAGGCGCTGGAAAATTTAGGAGAAAGACATGCCAAAGGTAATTTTCCAGCGC